TAAACTGAAGGAGGAAAGTCAAATGAATGTAAAAGACCTGAAAGAGAAACACAATGATATTTATGTTGCTGTCCTTGAGGAAGGCCGGGTTGCTGGTCACGCTAAGGGACTTGAAGAAGGCAAGGAAGAAGGCATCTTGATCGGTAGGGTCGAGGGGGCCGTAGCCGGAGCGGAAGGGGAGCGCAAGAGAATTAAAGACATCGAAGACGCCACGGTTTCGGGCTACGAAAGCATCGTGACCGTAATGAAGTTCGATGGGACGAAGACCGTCGCCGATGTGAAAGACGCAATTCTCGAAGCGGTCAGAAAGGTGAACAAGGATGAATTGAAAAAGCTCACAGATGATGCCATCAAACCCGCGCCCCACGCTGCTCCACCGTCGGAAGAAGATGCAAGTTATAGCCACTTGCCGGTTGAACAGCGGGCAAAAGCAACGTGGGATAAAAACCCCGATCTGCGTAAGGAGTTCGGAGACAATTTTGAGCCGTATCTGGCGTATCTCACACAGATTGAGGCAGGCAACGTGCGAGTTTTCAAACGGAAAGCCGAGTAGCAAAACAATAAACAAGGAGGAATAGCAACATGACTACGTTAGCAGCAGACAAAGCCAGAGATTTAATCCTTGGCACATTAAGTGAGTATCCCGTTATCGCGGCAGATATTATCTATGAAGGCGCGGCAATCGGGATTGTTGCGGCAAGCGGCCACGCACGTCCGTTGGTTGGAGGCGACATGTTTGGAGGCTTCGCGCAAAGAAAGGCCGACAATTCAGCGGGTGCCGCCGCAGCCATAAACTGCAAGGCCATTTCGAAAGGCACAATTAAGCTGGCTGTCAGCGGTGCCGTCATCACGGACGTTGGACAGCCGGTGTACGCGACGGATGACGACACGTTTGTGTTTCTGCCGACCGGCGGCACGTTCATCGGCAATGTCATCAGGTTCGTTTCGTCAGGGTACGTCGAGGTCGAGTACGATGCCTTCGGCCTGAAAGACCCGTATGCGGGGCGTGTGTACGAGACGCTTTCAGCGGCAACCAAGACCCTCGATCTCGAAGACACAGGCAAGACATTTTTTGTGACGGTAACGAGTGTCATTACGCTTGCAGCGACCGCCGTGTTTCAGGACGTCATGCTGGTCAACATGGGGCCATTTGGAACCGTCCAGATCAGCGCAGACCCGGTTGCAGCGGATAAGTTCGTTGGCCCCGACCTGACCGGCGTTGATAACAAGGACTATATCAACACCCTTGCAACAGCCCGGCGCGGAGACTTTATCGCGTTTAAAAACGGTCATACTGACGGCCCAATCATCTACGCCAAGAAAGGGACATGGGCTGCCGAGCCGTAACCAAGAAGTAGCTTTGCACAAAACACAACAAGGAGGACGAATAAAATGGGTGCAGGAACATTATCAAGCCGAGCAATTATCGGCACGTTTTATAACAAGCTCAACGCATTGAGCGGCATGGAATGGATTGCAGCAACTTCGATGCAGTTCGACTCGAATCAGGAATCCGAGACATACAAGTGGCTCGGAATGGCGGCGTCAATGCGGGAATGGGTTGGCGGCAGAAATGCCAAGGGGTTCCGCGAGAACGGGATCACCATTATCAACAAGAAGTTTGAAGCAACCCTCGAAGTGCTGGTCGATGAAATCAGGCGCGACAAGACCGGGCAGGTCATGCTGCGGGTAGCAGAGCTTGCACAGAGGGCCAATTCGCATTGGGCATCCCTGTTGTCCACGCTCATTATCGCAGGTGAGTCGGCACTGTGCTACGACGGCCAGTATTTCTTCGACACCGACCATTCCGAGGGCGACAGCGGAACGCAGGATAACGACCTAACCGGCGCAGCCGCAACAGGGACGCAGCCGACAGCCGCCGAAATGGAAACGGCGGTCATGGCGTGCGTGGCGGCCCTTCTTGGCTTCAAGGACGATCAGGGGGAACCGATGAATGAGGGCGCAAGCAATTTTCTCATTATGGTTCCGACCGTTTATCTTGGTCCGGCGGCAGCGGTTCTGAACAACCCGTTTATCGCATCGGGGCAGAGCAACATCGTCAAGAACATTCAGGGCTTCAATTTTTCGCTGGCTGTCAATCCGAGACTGACATCAGCGGCGAAGTTCTACGTGTTCAGGACGGACGGAGAAACAAAGCCGTTTATCCGGCAGGAGGAGGAGAAACTGTCGGTGTCCGCCATTGCCGAAGGGTCCGAACTGGAGTTCAATGAAGACAAGCATCATTACGGAATCAAGGCCATCCGCAACGTCGGGTATGGGTATTGGCAGCACGCGTGCCTCTACACGTTCACCTAAAATTTAGCGGTTTTACTTTTGCAGTCCGTCCGTGGCTTTTGCTGCGGGCGGGCTGACAAAGTAAGAAAGGGAAATATATGAAGACATACACCGTGATTGCCCCTGTTAGATTAAGCACCGGCCTTATCCAGCTTACAGACGAACAGGCCGCAGCTCGAAGTCATGGGCTGCAAAAGACGCCAGCGCCGGGGTTATACTCCATCGAGAAAACAATCGAGTTTAAGGTAGGTGAGCGGTTTGCCTATAATGGAGTCATCCCAAAAAGCATGGCTGAAGCTATGGTCGTTGATGAAGCCAATACCGTCGCACCCCTGCAATCAAAAGAAAAGGCGCAACGCGCAAGAAAGGGAAAGGCAGAAAAGACCAATCAGGAGGGCTGATCCATGCCGGATATGCAGTGGACATACAATCTAATTCTATGCGGGGTTGCGTTTCCCGCGATTGGCCTGACATTGAATCGCCTCGTAAAGCAGTTGGACAAACAGGGCGACCAGATCGCGGCTTTTACTATTGACGCTGAAAAGCGACAAGATGCGCTCCGTGTTTTACTGGCAGACAAAGTGGATAAAGACGATATACGAGACATCTGTGAACGAAACGACCGAGAACATGATGACATTAAAAAGCGTGTCAATGCCCATTCGCATAATGGCGAAGGCCGCGTTGTGCTGCGGGGCTGAACAGGAGGAAATAATGAAAAAGCTAATGATTGCCGTTGTATTGATGATTGCGTTTAACGTATCAGGATGTATGATGAAAAACCAGCTCGATGCTGAAGTCGCGTATTATCGGGCGCAGGTTGCAATCAAGCAAGTTCAGCAGCAGCCGTTGTTTAGGATAACGCCCGCAAAGATCGGTGAGCCGATCACGCTTGGAAATGTCGGTATGATGGAAATTTATGGGCAGCAGCATCAGACGCCCATCCCGCAGTACGTCCATTCTGATTTCGGCGTTAAAACTGGCATCGGGGCAGCTCAGGCAGCAATCTGGCCGATTGCTGGTGCTGTCATGGTTGGGAAGGCTCTTGATGCCGCGAAGGGGAACAATACATCGTATAGCCAGACCGTCACAGGCGAGAACAATACGGGCAGGATCGCCGGACCGAGCAACATCAATGCGAATGTGGCGGGAAACAACAACACGCTTGGCGGCGCGGTTGAGCAGCAAATCCCGACGACGACCACTACCACGACAAACACGACGACCACTACAACGCCGACGACCACAACCACAGGCACGACGACAACAGGCAACGTGAACCTGACGCCATAGGGTGAGTCATGAACGGAGAATCATTAAGAGCCATGCTTCAGCGGCATGAAGGGTATCGCAAGACGGCTTATAAATGCCCGGCAGGACACCTGACAATCGGCATAGGCCATAACATTGATGCCAATCCCTTGCCTGAAAACATACAGAAGCATCTTGGTTTATACGGCTACATTACGGACAGGATGATAGAGCGGTTGTTTCAGGGTGACATTGAGACGGCCACAGAAGCGTGCAAGCGTCTGTACCCGGAACTATACTCCTTCAGTGTTGATAGGCGTAACGCGCTGATTGACTTTGTGTTCAACGTCGGAGAAGCGACGGCACGGGAGTTCGTAAATACGAACAAGGCCATAAACGATGAACGCTGGCAGGACGCGGCCAATGGAATCAGGAAGTCGGCATATTACAGGCAGGTAGGAAAACGCGGCGAGGAGATAGCCAGAATGATTGAAGGTGACGAAGCGGATGATAAAGTGGTCGCCAATGACGACCCGTATCCGCTTGAAAACGTGGGTGCAATATGATCTGGACATTACTGTGGCAATACAAAGCATGGGTTCTGGCCGCTGTGATCGCTATCGCAGCCATTGCATACATATCCTATATCAAGATTGACCATAATATCATGAAGGCAAAAGTCATAGATCAAAAAAGCAAGATCGAAGTCTTGGAGCATAACAACAGAATGCTCGAACGCAACGCCGTAGCGGTGAAGGCTCAAGACAAAAAACTGCAAGTTATCCAGCAGACCAGCGCGAAGGTGCAGCGGATGCTTGCAAAGCTACCGGACGCGAGTATGGAGGTGCTGAAAAAAGATGAAGCAATTACGATTGTTAATGATTGTCTTGTTGCTTATGGCAATACCGGCGTGTTGCCCGACGGCTGTGATGCCGTCAAAGCCTATCTGCCTGACGCCAAGCCCCCCGCAGAGGCTGCTGGGAGGGCAGAACATGCCCGCTAATTATGCGGCCGAGATCACGTATGCCAAGCAACTTGAGGCGGCGGTGAAGTGTTATGAAGAATCCTATGAAAGCAAAGACGAATGACGAACGCAGGACGACGGAACTGCGCAAGCACAACACGCTTGTGCAGTTCATCATTGATATGCACGGAGGCGAGAGCCGCACGTCGTGGATGCGCTGGATGGGAACATTCGTCATAACGAACATCATGGCCATGTG